TACATTTAAAAGACCTTTCTGATCACCAGAAGCGAAGCAGAAGTTCTCGTTGGTCAAAGAGGATGGATCATGCACTATGTTGTGAACTAATCCGTTTACATACTGGCGACCTTGTGGTCCTGTGACTGAGGATGCTAGATGCTTCGTCCATTTTTTATTTGGGGAATAGTTCCAGAATACTAAGGTTCCTTCATAGTCTACCTCAGGCTCTGTATGAAGCCATACTGAGTAGCCCTTACCTCCAGTCTGTAGGTTATTCAAGTTCATGAATAGAGAACTTACATTGATAGAATAGTCGTGTTCTGGATCGAAGCTAACATCTCCATCTCCGTAATTGAATGTATACCTTATCCTATTCCCTTGGGATTTTAGACTAAAGAAGGTTGCGTTCTTATTGAAAAGAAGTGAGTCTTCTGATATGACGGTGGTTTCATCAGATACATCAAAGACATACATCTTGGACTTGTCCTCATCATGAGTGATTAACTCAACTCCTGAGAAGTAATAAGGATCTCTATATTCAGTAGTATAACCTCCTATGTATAGTTGGCTATCTTGAGAAGCTGTTATTAAATCTCCTCCTGATCCCTTTATTGTTATAGAACTAATAGAGTCTACATCAGTTATCTTGCCATTGATACCACTTCCGTCTACTTTCAGTAATCCATTGTACAAGAATGGTCCATAAATCTTGGACAGGATGGTGCCTCCACCATTTCCTAAATTGTCCAAAGTATCTCTAGAGATATCAATATTATCAGAGCCCGCATAGTCTTTTTCATACAGGTAGTTTATACCTCTAAGAGAGCCTCCTAATAGACCCGATCTTCTTTCATATTTGTCTAAGAAGAACTGGTAGTATTGATCTTTTGAGAAGTCCATCCTACTCCATAGGACATTCTCAATAATCTTCTGGTAGTTCTTCCACTTGTTGAATCTGAATAGATGTTCATTCCTCTCTACGAACCTCATAGATTCCATTTCTAATTCTCTTTGTATAACCTCGTATACTATCTTTTGGAAGTCCTCAAGATCATCTCTAAATTTATAGTAATTGCCGTTTATAATTTCAATATCATCGACGCCTCTAGTCTCAAATGTTCCAGACACGGGAACACCGAAGAAAACTGACGAAGAATCTGTGTCTTCACAGTATTCATATACGCCTGGGAGATTGAATGTATCCTCTATGGTCTGGTACTGATACGAGCTTGGGATTAAACCTAGAGGCAGGTAGCCTGAAGGTCCAAAGTCTATTGATGAAAATGCATCTGTATACCTTCCAAGGTTCAGCCATAAAGGTGGATTAAATCCATCTCTTACAAACCAGTCACCTTCAGATATTACCTTGTGATATCCCTTTCTCCTCTTGGTTCCCCTACCTCCTTCTATGGAAACATAGTCTCCACTCAAGGTAAATGGAGAAGAGCTTAAATCGGATAATCCAGTCTTTGAGTTGTACTTATTTCCAAAATAGGTTTTGTCTCTTGTAAATGTAGGATATGCTTCATGTAGGGCTTTATTTCTAGCTCTAACATCATCTCCACCGAATCCATATCCTACATATTTGAACTTACCAACAAGACCAGCCTTTTCTGTACGCATGTTTAATCCACTTACATGCCATCCTGCTAAGGTTGATGAGACATCTGGGGTAGAGGTCAGTTTAACATTGAATCTAGGGGATAGCTTTACATAAGATATTAAAGGCTGTCCTTGTAGGAGATCAACATGTACCCTTGATATTGCTTTTGCTGGTGTGAATGACGGTATGGCTTCCAAAGAATCAAAGAAGTCTTTTCTATCAAACGCGCCTGGATTGAAGAATTCATCCTCTATTGATGTTGAAGATACAGTTAAGTTGAAATGAGAGGACTTTCCGTTCCACATGGGAATGTAATCAAAGCTCTCTCTTTTGTAGTTATTAATTAGATAGCTATAGTTAGGAGGAAGCTGTAATCCTGATGTTAAGAACAGGAATCCGTTGTTATAAAATATAGGATCTGTCTTACCGTCAGCAGTGTTTGATAGGGTATAGTTAAAGAAATCATCCGCGTATTCTTGAGTGACTCCTAAACATATAAGCTCATCTCTAAGATACTCTAATAAGTCTTCAGAAACTGCACAGTCTTTGTAGAAGTTCTCCTCCTCCCATGGAGGTATTGGGAAATCCCTTCCTCTGTAATTGAATACAAACTCTGGGTCATAGATATTGAATTGGTATCCTCTTACTGAGAATAAGTGTGGGAACTGATCTACGCATCTTAATAGCAAATGATCTACAATGTAGCGTATAGAGGTGTCTAAATTCTGTGGATCCCTTTCTCCCTCTGTATAGTCTACAGCTTTATCAGAGGTCCAACCACTTAGACTACTTGTTATAAAAGAGTCTGTCTTTAAAAGATAATATAGTAGGTTGGGAATGTATGATTCATGGAACTCATTGTAAGCTGCGCTGAAGTCTAAATCAAATGAGGGTAGAACAACCTTTATAAGGTTCTCTAAGCCTGCTGCTGTTCCTTTCTGGTGATACAGACTGATTGCACTGTAAAGCTGTCTCCTCCAAGAATCTGGTTTAGATGTGTAAAGCTTCCACCCTGCAATGTCAGCTAGATATGGTAGAAACTCATCTGGGCAATCGGATATTGAATTCAGAGTATCTAGCCTAAGCACCTGATCATTTATATCTGATATCAGAAATCCAATTGCTCTCTGAAGTTTGAACAGAGGTCCGTTCTGTGTAATAGTATTAGGAGATATATTATTTTCAAAGTAGTCGTAAAGAATACTTTCTATATAAGAATCATCCTCTTGAGCATAATCAACCGAGTAAAGTACATCAACCCAGGTTTTTAGCTTGTCAAGTTGCTGTGTTCCACTAGTCCAAGTATCATCTGAATCCACAGAAAAACTATCGGGTAGGAGCTTGGCTAAAACATTAACATTACCAGTATCAAATAGTGCCTCCTTAATAGCCTTAAAGGCATCTACTAAAGTTAGTCTCTGTCCTCCGTACAGCTTATTTACAAACAGTTCAGCTAAATAAGGTCTGAAGTTTATTTCAGTGCGCTCATAGGTGAGTAGGTATAAAAGACCTAGCTCTTCAAACATGAATCGGTGAGAAGCTTCGTTGTCCGATCCTAATAAACCGTTTGTAGCAGCGTAAAGATCTGAGGGTGCTCCGAAAGCTCCTATTGTAATTTTTGGTATGAGTGTTCCAGATACGAAAGTGGCAAACTCTTCTTTTGTATAACCATCAATAGAATACCCTAATCTTTGAATTACATTTAGATCTAATTCCTCTAGGGTTAAATCTGTTAGATTGTTTCTCTTTACAAAATAAGGCAGAAGACCAGAGGCATATAAGGTTGCTGTGCTGTATCCTAGTATTGTTTTTATAGGTTCAGATTTTATAACATCACAATAAAGCTCTTCTTCAATTAGTTTTATATCTGATCTAAGTATCTCATCTACTATATCAAGACTCTCTGGAGCTATTACTTTATCTAGCCCTTTGTAATACTCAGGGGTTATGATTTGAAGTACATCGACATAGTTTCTTTTGTAATACTTAGACATAATTGAATCCTATGTAAAAGTTGTTCAACTGTAGAATTTCATTAAACTCAAGGCTTACTGGCTCTGAGTAGTTTAATATCTTTGCAAGTCTTACCTCAGGTATTTTCTGGAACACCTCTCTAGATACAAGCTCTGGTATAAAGTCCTGACCAAACTCCCTGTTGTTGACATTGAAGTAGTTTAGAATTACTTGTGAGATAGCAGCCTTCAATGATCCCTCTTTATTTTCAAATCTTCTATCTAAACTAACCTCCATATTAAGATCTATGGTTCGTATAAGACCATCGACTACAACAACTTCATCTGTAATCATTTTCTTTGTAGAGATGTGTTTTAACAAATCACTCTTAAAGGCTATGGAAGCCTTTTGAAGTTGTAGGTCAGAAGCAACTTCCACAACATATAGATCAATGAGATTAGCAGAGCTATAGGCTTTTCTAGTAGCAGCTATAGCCTTAGCTGATGCTCCTGTAGATGATTTAAAAGTATTTCCTACTGTTGTATAGTCATCCAATGAGACATAACGATCCTGCTGTCTAAAGGTTAATTGTGCATACTTCCTAGCGTGGTCAATTGTTTCAGCATCATTTCCTCCTGTGAATGGAAGTATATTTTCTACTGTTAACGAAGCCCCTTCATCTGATACAATTGTATCTCTAACTTGAGAGGTGGCTGCATTTCCTCGCGTTCCTCCACCAACTCTGTACAAGATTCTATAAGTGGACCCTGTTGGAGGAATCTTACCGCTAACACCATCTCCAAACAGAACAGTAGCAGTGTAGTCACCGTTATATATTAATTCAAACGCGGCTTGATCGGATGAAGATGTTGATAATAAAGACGCAACCTCTCTATAAGGTTCTGAATTAGAATCACCAGTATCAATAAATACTTGAACACTACCATCAATCACAGGACCCCGACTAAGAGAAACTGATTTTAAAACATCAGTATCAGCAAAAGTTCCTGAGTCTTCAACTAGAGCACCTTCTACTAGAACAAGATTACTCCAAGCTTGCCCAGTCCCTAAATCTGAATCGGCAACCTCTAGGTTTATTTCGTTTGTTGCCGCAATGTCAAGTATCTGTCCGTTATCTGTTTGATATAAGGTATAGTTAACAATCTCACCATCTTCAGGTGATTTCTTTGTAAACACCCTGGACGCTACTGGTATGGTTAAAGGAACTCCACCTGATCCTATAACAGTTGCTACGGCCTGTGCCGCAGATGAAGATGGTCCTCTGAATTTAACACCAATTAACTGTAATAGCTTCCTTACATTCACAGGGTTCTTTGCTGTTTTAAGAAAGGATTCGTGAGCAAGCATATCAGCTTTCATAGACAGTACAGACCCCATGTAGGATACTAATTCTATGAACATCATTCCCAGATCTGATTCTGAGAATAGGTTGTAGTCTAAAGGATAGACAGCCTTTACATAATTAATTAAAGATTCTCTAAGAGTTAGGAAGTCGGTGGCGGCGAAATCAATAAGATCAGATTTATCATCATCCTTGAACTCTACTAGCTTTAGGAAATCAGAAGCTGCTGTTGTGTAAGGGATATTACTCATAATTTAAACTCCACTGGTAGTATCTGATTGTTCAGCTTGTTTACAACTTGCATTTGTATATTTATAGATGGCGCAGCTATAGGGTTAAATGGGTCCTCATTTAGGGATTCTTTAACTGTTAGCGATAAGATTTTACAATTTTCAACATAGCTCTGGACTTGATCTGAGATAGTTTCTTTTATCTTATCGACAAGTTCAGGAGTTAATTGCTCAAATAGATAGGCGTTTAGGTCTATTCCAAACCTAGGCAACATGACCCTCTCCCCAGGAGATGTAAATAGAAGTTGTTTTATTTGGCCTATTAATAATTCGTTGGATGATGATTTAGAAAAAAGTTTATTGTCCTTACCTATTGGCAAAGACAACCCAATAACCTTTTGCTCTTGAACTTCTGAGATATTCTTAAGCTTATAACTAGGCGGTACATCTCCATATACTATGCTCTGCATTACAACTCAATTTTGGTAAAGAACGCCTTGTGTGCGTTATAGTTTACATTAACCTCAGTTATATCTAGAGGTTTGTCATATATTTTTAAACTTCCAATCCTACCGCCAAATCCACTAAAGAATCCGTGAGAGGTTGACATGAACCCACCGCTGCTGGTATCGGTGTCTATAGGTAATCCATCTGTCCATCCTCCACCTACAATCCAAGGAGTGAAATAAGGATCATTCTTGGGGCCAGCATCAAATATTGAGGTTGCTGTATTGTCCACGGTGCCGCTAGAGTACGCAAAACTTGGATTATCTCCAGTCTTTATAAAGGATGGGATCCTTGGAGCTTCCTTAGGATTCACTCCAAACACATCAGATAGTGTTGAGGTTTCTAAAGTTTCTCCATTTAAGAACACGGTGATTTTATCATTCTGAACATCGAAGGAAACATTGAGATGAACAAACCCGTCTATGACATCCATGAAAGAATACCCAGAATCCGTGGTTGCTGACACAGAAACAACCATGGAATCAAATCCCGTTTGAGATCCTACGCAAGTGCTCGACCTTACAAATTCTACATCAGTTCCGTTAACGGATTGTGTTGGGGCTATAAAGAACGCCATAGTTCCTACCGTATTTTCGGTGGTCACTCCATACCCGTCTCCTGGCTCTAGATCTGTTCCTCTAGGTAATGTGTTGCCAGGAGTTGTAAGTTGAGGATCTCTTGTAATACCCATGAGCATACCACGAACTGTATTTGAGTTCTTATTCCTAGGCATACCCTCTGCGTCCTCTTCGTAATCCCCGCCAATATTTTCATTAGCTAATAGAATTTTGTAGTAGTTGTAGTCTAACCATCCAGTCAGAAGATCCGCAGACAAGTTTCCGTTTCCTACAGGAGTTCCTGTTATACCTCTTTCTTTTCTGTTCTGAGTTGGTTGTGTGTCAAGACCGTCCTTTAATGATATCCAAGTGTCGAAGCTACAGCCTCTTAGATTGAACATTAAGTCTTGCATCCTCTTGCTGTCAGGCAATCTTAAATAACTTCCTAAACCAGATACTTTAGGAAGACCTGTAGAGCTATCCCCTTTGTATGAGACTATTCCCTCTAGTAAAGGAATACCTAGACCTTTAGAGAATACAGCCTCAGGAGTTCTACCTACAAGCTGTGCATCTTGCTCAGAATCATTATTGCAGCTTACAACATTCCTTCTGGTGGAATTTGGTTTTTCGACAGCAGCGTCCAAGAAGCTGTAAATAGCTACAAGGTTATCTAAGACAACAGAGTCCGATATCGTTATGGCAGGCATAATCGTAGAGCTTGCGGGAGGAGTGTCTGCAAATACGCCTGTTCCTATTGGACCTATGTGTAAAGGTGTAAGTGAAACATTTTTATTGCCAGTCACTGATTTAACAAATATAGGCTTTACTGGTAATACAACACCGCTTACTTCACCGTGATCTAGAACTAGTCTTCTTTGCTTCTCAAAGCCTGGAGCTATGTTTAATCCTCCAAGATATGAGAAGTCGTTTAATGGAATATCGCCTGGGTCTGGGATAGACTCCGCTCCGAAAAGATCAAAAGACTTGACAGCAACTTCAATTTGTTTTTTTCTCTTCCTTATCTTTACATCGTATGATTCTATGGTAGAGAATATCTGCTGTTGGATGTTTTGAATGACGGCAGAGCTTTCTTCATATCCAGAAGTTATTAGATTCTGTTTGTCCCTTTCTAGGTCCCCAATAGACTTAGCCTTATTTCCTTCTAAAACTGAGATAGTGTGATCTCTTCTATAGTATTCCTGAAGACTTTCCCCTTCGTCTGTATTTTCTATATCAAATAGAGTATCAAAATACTTATCAAGTGCTCCAATCGTGACATAAGTTCCCTTACCTCCTAAGTTTGGAGCATGATCCAATGTCCACTTTGATGAGTCTGGTACAAATATAAGATCGTCCTCAGTAGGAACTTCACTTTCGTTTTCATAAGTTCTTGTTTGAGAATCGTAGTAAAGCCCATCAACTGAGAACAAGAATGAACCAGACTTAGATTTTGGAGGACCGAAGGTTAATCTAAAGATTGCCTCTTCTTCTTCAGGCTCTCCTGATGGCTCTTCTAATATACCCTGATTCCTAAGATCTTGTACTTCATTTATCCTAGCTAGAAGCTCATCAGCCTTGACCATGAAGTCTGCCGCATTTGAAATGATAGCTTGAGATTCATACAAATAACTCTGTACTGAAGCAGGTGTTGGACCAACAACTCCTGAAGCTCTAGACTTGGTTTTTTCATTGTTTAAGAATGCATTAAGGCAATCAATAATAGCCTGAACCTCTTGATATAGAAGAGATAGCTGTTCTTGGTAGCCTTGAACCTGTCCTATAAACTGGCCTATGCCATTCAGGGCGTCGTCAAAGGCTGCTCCAAACCCACCTTGACCAGAATCAACTCCATATTCCGTTCCTTCATCACCGTCAGTATCTCTTAATCCAAACAAGTTTAGAGCATCTGCCTTGGTTTTAGCTACGCTTTTTCTAGCATCAGCAATCCCTTTGTTAATACCATTTGATAGAGAATTTAAAGCGTCTCCTGGCATGAGGCTCAGTAGATCAAAGGCTAACTCGAATATACACGCAGGAACCCCAAAGGTAGGTATTAATCCAGAACCTGTTGGAATTCCGTAGTTTAACCAGCTTGTGTCAAATGGATTGATAGGCATTAGTTTAGTCCTTTATTAGAAAGCGTTGGAATGAATGGGAGTGGGTTCAATGGCTGTAGATTGATCTTCTTGCCTCTAGAAAGAAGGTTTATGTCTCCAGTATCTGATACTATATTTATATCCCCCGTAGCTCGTATCTCTATATTACCACCAGGGCCTATACCCACAGAACCCAAAGTGTTATTAGCTACAATTTCTATATTTCCTCCAGACTTCAATTGAACTACACCATCCTTGTGTAAAGGATTGGTATTGATCATTACCTTAGGTGGAATAGCTGGTGCTGCTAAATATCCAAGAGCTTGAATGTTTACGCTATTGTGGTAGCTTACAACATTGATATCGCCCATTATTCTATCTTGAACAGGTAGCCCTGTTCCTCCATCATCTTGCCTACCTAGGTTTATGATGTCTACTGCATGGCCCCTAGATGCCATTATTCCCATTATAAGGGAGTGATATGATTCTATCTGACAGACTCCCCCAGCTTTTATATAAACTGCGTCAGGTCCATATGGGAACTCTTCGTTCTTTGGTCCTGAAAGTTTTATCTTAGCTCCAGCATGGATGCCTGCTACCTCAGGCTCATTACTTATTGAAATGTACTCATCTAAAGGTAGGTTGCTCATCTTCATATTCATGCCACCTGCATAAACTTTAAGATGTTTCATTCTCTTGTTTCCTACCTGACCTCCATCAGAGTTTTCGCTTACAAACTCCACCCCCATTTGATCGTGTCCTTTTATACCTACAGTCTTTCTGTTGAGGTTTCCTGTCATGAAGTTTGGGGAACCTTTTGGTATGTTAGGAAGCGCAGTATCCCCAGTTAGCATGGGACCTATGATTGTTGAGAGGTAGTAATAGGTGTTCTCAGATCCTCCTCCTATCTCCACATCACACACTACGAGTATAGGATCATTCACAGACGGATATGCCGTCATACCGCCTCCTCCTGGCTCTGAGGAGTTGTATGGGGTGGTGTAGTAGGCTTGCCTGATCGTTCCATCAGGAAGCTCTATATTGATCATGCTAGGGTCAATAGCGGCTGTAGGGGGAGCAGCCACTTTACATCTAATTATCTGCATTATTCTTCACCGTCCTTTTTAGGATTGTCTTCAGCTTTTGGTAATAGCCTATTGAACTCATCAGAGGCTGAGGCCATTCTCTGTATGTTGAACTTAGAATAGCAATCATTAGCAGTTATTATATGCTCATACCCTAGTATAAGATATATACCGCTTACATAACTCTTTCCTGCGCGACGAGTTGCCTTAAAGTGTAAGGGCTTGTGTAAGAATAGAGCAGGTTGTTTTATCCACCTTGGAGCAATTTTTGAGAAGTTGGCCTCTGTGGATATTTGAGCTATGCTTATTATGTTAGACATCTTCTGCAAGAAGTATAACTGAGACGCCATAGCGGCATAAGATATTTCAAGTTCTGTGGTATAGTTAGAATCCTCTATCAATTTTCTGATAGTGCTTTTTAAATGCTTGTAGAACTTTACTAACTTAGAATCGGTTTGAACTTCTTGATCTGTTTCTATAGCTAAAGTATTTAATAAACTTCTTATAGAAGCGTTAGACTCATCTCCTGCTATTAAGGAATTAGCTATTACCTGCTCAAACAGACCATCATCAAACTCTAGTGTTTTAGGCTTCTTAGAGTCTCCATAAACTACATCTCTAAAAGACTCTACTACTTTTGTTTGCAATATCTGAAATGTAGAGGCTAATTGAGATAAGGCTTCATTGTTCTCTTGAAAAACTACAGAGTGAACATTAGAGTGCTGTACATTAAATAAGAATTTAGGAATTGTCTCTAACACCCCTTGTACAATTGATAGTTGTTTTAGTCCAAACTCGTCTGGAATGTTAGTTCCGAAAACCCCTGTAGCTTTGTCTGGGTATATTTTTCCAAGGTTAATTATGTAATCAGTAAAGCTTCTTGGTTTAAAAGAATCCCAGTGCGTAGTTTCTCGATTAGGAACAGGTTTAGCTACATAAATGAGTTTGTTTACATTGCAGTATTCTTTGTCTGCTCCTTTTGATATGCTAGATATTTGCTTTATATATTCTTTTACAACACTCTCTTTGAATGATGGAGGTAAAGGATTTATGATACCTGTTCCTACTTCATAGTCAGTTAGAACATATACATTGTAATATCCGCTGGCTGCATACTCAGTTTTATTTTTAAAATTAGGGCCATAGATATTTTTATCATTCTCTTTTAGATCCTGTTGAGGAATTTTAGCTTCTACTACATACCTATTCTCTAGCTCTGGATATATAAAGGATGTGCCTGCTGATTGCTCACATAATTGCTTTAAAAATTCATAGGCGTGATCCTTGTTTGTAAGATCTATAGCTTTTGGATTTCCAGTCCTATCTTCTCCAAACATGCTAATTTTTAGATCTACCTCTGAGTATAGTCTAGAAATTATACTATACACAAAGTCTATTGGACTATTAAACTTAGATGGGTCATAAGCAATACCCATGCTGATAGTTTCTATATCAACTCTCTTATTGGAGCCTCCCCCTCCACCGCCTTTTATGTACCTTAAAACATTTCTGTCCTCAGGTCGAATTTCACTAACAAATTCAATTCCACATCTAGAAAGAAGTTCTTTATGACCAATGAAATTTATTAACTGAGTTTTTACATTGTCATTATAAGCTTGATATAAAGTTTGCTGATCTGAGTATTCCTTGGCTCTCTTTTTTATAAGACCTATGAGTCTAGGATTTAGAAATACAAAAGGTCTTTCCCTTTCCTTATCTACAGATGTGCTGTATAAAAGTTTTTGAAATAGGTTCTCAAGACAATTAAGAATTGAATCTATGTTGGTATATTCAAAGCTTACAACTCTTCCAATTCTAAAATGGTGTGAATCAGGTATTTCTCTACCCTGATTGTTCATAGCCATTCTGGATTGCCTAGCCTCGTTGTACGGTACTACCACTGCTCTAGCTAAAGGAACAGTCACTAATCCTCCTGCATCGTTCCTCGTTCTTGAATTAGAAGTTAGTTCATCCTTAGCTATAGATCTTTCTGATTGAGGTCCTGGGGGAACAAGTGTCATAGATACCATTGCGTTATCTACATCATCTTGAACAAGTACAAATTTTACTATCTTAAACTTTCTAAAGGGAGCCTGATTGGTAGGATCTTGTCCTTGTCCAAAACTTAAGTACATATGCAACGGAGGGACCGCAGAGGCTGAGTAGAAAGAATCAAGATCATAAGTGCTTACTTGATCATTCTCTAATACTTGATTTATATTTACTTTGTATGGAGGTTTGGACTTTTTCTCTCCTTCTGAGGTTGTGTATGTAGGAGCATCTTTACCTGTCAGGAATTTATATTCGTCTTCCGTTAATACTTCTATTTCATAATTAGGATTCTTCTCTCCAGTAGACGGTAGAAATGCTTTGTATTTGTCTGCTGCAAGGCTATCCTTTAGCTTATCTAGAAAAATTTTATACTGATTCAACATAGAGTGTTGAGTTAGTCTAGGTATAAATAACCCTTCTGGATCTAGAAATTTTAGTAAAATAGAATGCGCTTCATCACCAGAACCTTTAGTGGGATCAAACTTCTCCATAAGTGAAATAAGATTACCTTCATTCACCGATAAGAAAATAGTCTCAGGAGATTCGTCATAATCCTTGATACCGTTTACAATATCCATATCTGTGGTAAGTATAACATAAGGAGATCCGATGTTATACTTACTACCTTTATCAGATACAGGTATCCTAGGTGTGTTTTTCATATCATATATTTGGTATCAGAATATCGTCCCCAGAATTGAATTCTTCAAAAGGATCTGTTATATTATTATACTGCATTAGAAGCCACCAATACTTTGGACTTGAGTAGAATATATCAGATGTAAGATCAGGTCTATTAGCGTGAGCTACGGGAATAGACCCTTTTCTGTTTGAATACAATC